ACTTTTTAACATACTACTGCACCGCTGGAGATAGCAGTGCTAATAGCATACTTGTTTCGGTATCAGGAGCCTTGACCTAATGTCTATAATATCAGGTGTGGGTGCGGGACTCGGTGGAGCGGGTGATTCAGGCGGTGCGCTAGGTTCGTTTACCCTTGACGGGTCTTTGCGTTTCAATCGTGACGATAGCCCAAAACTGGTGTTTGACCCCAATGGTTCAGCAACTTTATCAACGAAATCCACTGTATCAGTATGGTTTAAGCGTAGTGGTTTAGCTACATCTCAAACTATTTTCGCTGGTGAAACAGGCGCTGTTGGTTATGATCTTATTCAAGTCGGTAGTGACGGTTATATCAAGGTACTAATGCAAAACCCAAATTCATATGGGCTAAGAACAAGTGCTATTATTAGAGATCCCAGTGCTTGGTATCATCTAGTTTGTGAATGTGATACCACATTAGCTACAGCCGCAGATAGATTAAAGATATATGTTAATGGCGATCTGCAAACTTTAACGAGCGTCTATGGCAATTATCCACAGGATCATGCTTGGTATTGGAGTAGGAGTGGAGCCAGTCAAAACGTAGGCAGATCAGAATATAATTCTAACTCTTTTGATGGCTATCTCTCTGAATTTAATTTCATTGATGGACAGGCTTTGGACCCCACCAGCTTTGGCGAAACGAAAGATGGTGTCTGGATTCCGAAAGAATACAGCGGTAGTTATGGAAATAATGGCTTTCACTTGCCCATGACGCAAACTAAAAACGCAGGCTTTTCCGCATTATTTGATACTAGAGATACAAGCACTATGACACATAGTGATTCAAGTGCGTATGACATTGGTTCGTCTGATGACTTTACCATAGAGTTCTTTTTTAATACTCCTGATGTGGGGGCAAACTATGGAAACTTCATAGGTCAGTATGCTACTAGTGGTCCACATCATTTAGTTGGTTATGATTTTAGAAGTTCTACAAGAAAAATATATTGGTACACAGGAAACGGTGCTGCTTTTGAATGGAATGTGACTGGGGATGTTACACTTGTTGCTAATAAATGGCACCATATGGTCTTTCAAAGAGACGGTACAACACTAAGAGCATATATAGATGGAACTCGTTTAACTACTGTAATAGATTCCGCTGGAAATACTGGCTACACTGTCTCAAGTGGTAAATCTACTGATTTCAACAAGGCTTATGATTTAAGCCAAATAACAATAGGTGATCCTCATGGTCAAGGATTTAGTGGATATATAAGTAATGTTAGATATGTTATCGGTGCCACAATATATGCTGATAGTGATAGCAATATAACAGTGCCTACCGCTACCTTGACAGCAGTGACAGGCACAAAGTTACTAAGCTGTGTGAATGGAACTGTTGGGGATGATATAAGTTCAGAAAATAATGATGCTAGTGTAACAAGTGTAACCGCATCTACTGTAAATCCATTTGGCACTTTTAACTTTTTTCAAGATGCGTCAGGTAACAATCGTTTTTTTTCACGTTCAAATCTGGTAGATACAGATGCGGTGCCAGACAGCCCTACTAATAACTTTGCTACATTGAATCCATTAGATAAAACTATTGGAACTCCCACTATATCACAGGGTAACTTAAGAATTTCAGGTTCTGGCGGTGGGTACGATGGCAGTTACGCAACAATAGCTGTTACATCAGGTAAGTGGTATGCAGAGTTTTTGTATATTTCTGGCGATAATAGAGGAGCGTTTGGAGTTGTTCGTGAAGATCGTTTGTCTTACGTCAATGGCAGTGCCTACATTGGAAGCATAGACGACACTTACGGAATAGATTTAAGAGCCAGAGCATATACCGGAACTAGTGCCACTTCTTCTAGCGGTTCACAGTTATTTGATGGGACAGACTTCGACACTGGTGATATAGGTCTTTTATGTTTTGATGTTGACAACGGCAAACTTTGGTTTGGACGTAGAGATGTAAGTGGTTCTACAACTATTTGGTATGACTCAAGCGGAAACAATAATGGTGACCCATCTGCTGGTTCTAATCCAACTTTTACATTTACTGCAACGGGTAGCACTTGGTTTATAGGATGTCACGATTATGCTGGTACAGAATTAATGGCAAATTTTGGACAAGATGGTAGTTTTGCAAGTAATATTACTTCTCAAGGCGCATCTGATGCTAATGGCATAGGAAATTTTAATTATATAGAAACTGGTTTCTTAGCCCTTTGCACATCCAACTTACCCGACATAACAATCGGACCCGGACAAAGCAGCCAAGCTGATGATTTTTTCAACACTGTATTGTACACTGGCAATGCTTCATCACGCTCCATAACAGGGGTCGGGTTTCAGCCAGACTGGGTATGGCTCAAGCCACGTTCTGATACCGACAATCATGTCTTTTTTGATTCAGTTAGAGGTGTTCAAAAATTCTTGTATTCAAATCTCGGTAACTCCGAAGCCACCCGATCTGGAGATGGTTTAAGTTCATTTGATTCTGACGGTTTCTCTATCGGAGATTGGAATAACATAAATGAAAACACTCAAACCTATGTCGCTTGGAATTGGAAAGCTGGTGGCGCACCTAGCGGAGATAATTCTGCTGCTGCTAATGCAGAGCCAACAGCAGGTTCAGCTAAAATAGATGGCTCTAATAGAAGCGGTGCGTTTTCTGGACCTCCTTCCATAGCGATAAAAAGACTTTCGGCAAACACTACTTCTGGATTTTCTATAGTGAAATGGACAGGCACGGGATCGGCAGGAACGATCCCTCATGGTTTAGGGGCTGTTCCACATTTTTATGTTGTTAAAAATTTAACGGATGACAGTACAAATTGGCAAGTCTACCACCGTGGAATAGCATCTGATGCAGAAACAGACTATTTATATTTGAATGAACCTAATGCCGCAGATGACTCTGATGATTGGAATGATACCGCACCCACTGCTAATGTGTTCTCCGTAAAAACTCACAACCAAGTAAATGAAACTGGTGACGATTATATAGCGTATGTATTCGCTCCGATTGAGGGCTATAGTAAGTTTTCCTCATACAGAGGGAATGGTTCGTCTGATGGTACGTTTGTCTTCACAGGGTTCAGACCAGCGTGGCTTTTGGTGAAAACAACTAGCTCATCTAATAGATGGGTTCTTTTTGATAGCGTAAGATCAACCACAAACCCTGTCGAAGAAAAACACGAGCTTAATCCTAATGATACTTCTGCAGAAGGCACAAGCGGAACAGATTGTTTTGATTTTTTATCAAACGGATTTAAATTAAGAAGATCAGGCGATGTGTTTAACACAAGTGGACATACCTACATCTACCTCGCCTTCGCTGAAGCCCCATTCAAATCTGCCAATGCACGATAGGAGATAATTATGCCGTGGAAATATAACGGAAAAACGATCATAGAGGGTCGAGAGTTCACTGGTGTAAATGGTGAACAGTTCTCAAAAGTCTGGATGCGATTGACCACTGACGAAAAGAAAGCTGTTGGTATTACATGGGAAGAACCACCAGCGTCAGAAGCTCCATATAATGATAAGTTTTATTGGGGTCGTGAAGCTGATGGCACATTGATTCCAAGAAGCCTCACGGATGTTAATGTGGTGGATTCAGACGGCAATCCTTTAAAAGACTCTGATGGTAATCAAATCGTAACACCCGGTCTGAAAACCACATGGGTTGAACAGACAAAACGCACGGCAAACAGCAAACTTGCAGTGCATGACTGGTATGTTACTCGTAAGGCTGAAAAGTCTACTGCTATACCCAGCACAGTTACGACATATAGAGACGCCGTTCGCACTAAATGCGGAGAGATAGAGACTGCCTTGAATGGCGCAAAAGATCTAGCGGCGTTTATGGCATTGTTTGAAAATGAACATAATTCAGATGGTAGTGTAAAGACGATTGCTAAAATTAATGATTGGCCTGATGAAATATAAGGGGATCATCTGTGGCTTTAAGCAAACTGCAATTTACCCCCGGTATAAACAGGGATATCACATCCTACTCTAATGAGGGAGGATGGGTGGACTGTGACCTAATTAGGTTTAGGCAGGGGTATCCAGAGGTTATTGGTGGCTGGGAAAAGTATTCAGAAAATACATATATAGGCACCGTTAGAGGGCTATTTAACTGGGTCGCGTTAGATGGATCTGATTTCCTTGGTGTCGGCACAGAGTCTAAGTATTACATAGAACAGGGCGAAGCCTTCAATGATATAACGCCTATTAGAAAAACAACAACAAACGGTGTAACATTTTCTGCGACAAACGGTTCATCAACAATAACCGTGACTGATGTTGGTCATGGCGCTTCGGTTGGAGATTTTGTGACTTTTGCTGATGCTGTTAGTTTAGGCGGGTTGGTAACGGCAGCAGTTTTAAATCAAGAATATGAAATAATTTCTGTGCCAACAGCTACCACTTACACTATTTCAGCAAAAGACACGAGCGGCAACGCGGTCATAGCAAATGCTAGTGACTCTGGAAATGGAGGCGCTGCTGTTGATGGCGTTTATCAAATAAATGCTGGTCTAAACACAGGCGTTGGGGGAAACGGATGGGGAGCCGGAACTTGGGGCAGAGGCACTTGGGGTTCTGGAACAACAATAAATGTTACCACATCTCTTAGAATATGGAGTCAGGACAATTTTGGTGAGGATCTTTTAATAAATCCCAGAGATAGCTCCATATATCATTGGGATAAAACCAATGGAGTTACAACAAGGGCTGTAGAAATACAATCAATAGCAGGTGCTAATGAGTGTCCGATAATAGCGAAACAAATTATGGTTTCTGATGTTGACAGACATGTAATAGCGTTTGGCGCTAATCCATTGGGTGAAACGACTCAAGATCCGCTTTTGATAAGATTTTCTGATCAAGAGTCTTTTCTGGACTGGAATCCTACATCAACAAATACTGCTGGAGATCTTCGCATAGGATCTGGTTCCAAGTTTGTCAAAGCCATAGAAACTAAAAGAGAAATAATAATTATAACAGATAGCTCTGTTCACTCTATGCAGTTTATTGGCGCTCCGTTCACCTTTGGTATACAGCCGATAGCTTCCAACATTACTATAATGGGTCCAAATTCAGCGATAGCTGTTGAAGATTCTGTGTATTGGATGGGAAGGCAGAATTTTTATGTCTATGACGGTCAAACAAAACAACTGCCATGTTCTGTAAGGGAAAGAGTCTTCTTTGATTTTGATTTCGATCAGGCTGACAAGGTGTATGCCGGAGTAAACTCAGAATTTAGCGAGATCATTTGGTTTTATTGCTCCAATACAAACTCACTAGCTAATGGTGGAACTGGAGAAAACGAAAGATATGTAATATATAATTATGCTGAAGGCACTTGGTACTATGGAAATCTCGGCAGATCTGCATTTATAGACAAGGGCATAAGGGACTTTCCAATAGCTGCTGAGGGTAATTACCTGTTTAATCATGAAAGCGGGTATAGTGATGATGGTTCTGCAATGATTTCATCAATAGAGTCTAGCCCTATGGATATGGGTGATGGTGATAAATTTTCGTTCATCACCAGAGTCATACCAGACTTTACGTTTAATGGATCGACCACAACAGATCCAAAAGTAAACGTGACTTTACAGGCAAACAACTTTCCCGGCGGTAATTTTCTACAGTCTGATATAAGTCAAATAGACAGGACGGCTACATCTACGACTGTTCCGTTTGAGCAATATACTAATAAAGCTGATGTTAGACTCAGGGGTAGAGCCTTTTCAATAAAGATAGACTGTAACACAATAGGTGTAAGGTGGAGGCTAGGAAGCCCTAGAGTTGATGTCAGACCAGATGGTAAAAGATAATGGCCACTAACGTAACCCCATTCCCAAGACTGCCAACAGCTCCAAAAGAGATAGACGCAAAATATATAAGCGATTTAGTAAGGGCGTTAGAAATATTTTTGAGGCAAGCTCAAAACCCACAACTAAATTTACAGGAGATACCGACTGACGGTAATAACAATCTTTTGGCGCAAGGAGATATATTCATATCTGATGGTGGATTTTTAAAAATTATTGGAGCTAACGAGATACATTCAGGAAGTGTGTCAGCTACTGTTTCAGTAGGCACTGTTTCTGTATCGTAAAAGTTATAGGTAACTTTATGGCACAAAAAAAATTACAGAAAGACAGCATATATTCAGAATATGACGAAGACGGTGATGGCATCGTTAGCGACTCAGAACTTTCTCATGTCAAAGAAATAAAGAAGACGGAAACAGAACTTCGCAAAAATCTGGCGCAACTCAGAATGGCTAGATACACGTTAATATTTATGGGTTGCTATGCAGTATTTTTAGCATCCCCTTGGTGTTCGGCAGAAAAATTACAGGGATTAGGTGCGGTCACAGACCTTATCTTCTTGAGTGGAGCAGGTATTGTCGGAGCTTACATGGGAACGACAGCATGGATGTCTAAAAAATAGGATGAGTTATGGAAAACATTATAATAGCACTCATGTTGGCCGCGATGATACACGGTCATGTAACAGGTGGTGAGAAACAAGAAGTTGTAAAGGATAATATAAACTGGGATCTTGCGGGTAATTTTAGAACAGAAAGCACTCCAAATACGGTCCAATGGGTGATTATCACAGATGCCAAAGCTGAGTGAAAACACCGAACTTGCGATGCCCATCCGTAATCTGATTGCTTTGCTGATAGCGGCAACAGTTGGAACATGGGCATACTTCGGAGTTATTGAGCGCTTAAATACAATAGAAAATAAACTCATTTTGATGGAAACAGATTTAGGTATGAATACAGAGTTCCGTATCAAATGGCCGAGAGGTGAGATGGGTAGTTTGCCCGCAGACTCTGAACAATTCATGATGATTGAGCATTTGGCTGGTGAGTTGGAGAAACTGGCAGAAAGCATAGAATCAGGCAACGCACCACATGATCAACAGCAAAAGCTAGTCTTAGAGTTTTACGATAGGCGGCTGACTAAGATTGAGGACAATATTGAAAAGTTGGTGAATCAATAATGATTGAGATGACTTTTGTTCTACTTCTTATGATAGGTGAGGAGCGAGTTGAATACACGCCATACAAAAACCTGTCTGAGTGCCTAAACATACGCCGTAAGATAAAAAGAAATGTAGGGCATACCGCTGACTTTGACAAGAAGTGGTCATGCAAACAACTTAAAGTCAGATTAGAAGCCGGAGAGATTTTAGAGATCTTGGAGGACGAATGATACAAGCGCTAATAGGACCAGTTACGGGTCTTCTAGATAAGTTTATAGAGGACAAAGATCAAAAGGCAAAGCTCGCTCACGAGATAGCCACCATGTCTGAAAAACATGCTCAAGAGGCATTGCTCGCCCAGTTAGAAATAAACAAAGCTGAGGCAGCTTCAGGGTCAATATTTAAGGGTGGGTGGAGACCGGCAGTTGGATGGGTTTGTGCAATCGCTTTCGCGTATCATTTTATTTTAAAAGACTTAATTATATTCGGTGCATCGTTTGCTGGTGCAGATTTGCCAGAGCTTCCAGAATTTGACATGGGTACGCTTTTAACTGTTTTGGGAGGCATGTTGGGGATCGGAGGGCTTAGGACATACGAAAAGCAACAAGGGCTTACGAAATAGGTACAAAGATGATACAATCATCGTGAATAGGAGACAGTAATCTCATGAGAGATATTAAGAAGATCATCGTTCATTGTTCGGCAACACCAGAGGGTCGTGATGTTAGCACGGCTGAAATAAAGAGATGGCACACTGAAGAACGCG